TTACGTAGGGGGTGTATATCTGTACAAGCATCGGCTCCGTTACACACCTTCAGTGTGAGATTTCCATGATAATAAACATGCTTTAGCATGGCAACTGATTGCATATCACTTGTCACTCTCAACTAAGTAGTTGAATTTGTTGCATTATTCTAAGAGAATACCGATGTTGAGCCACTTATCATGCCTATTTGGGCGAAGAAAGCGCATAATCCACACGATAAGCAGGGTAGCAGGCAGGGGGCAGTGGGGGGTAGTGCGTTAGTATATACACATATCTACACAGATCTGGAAAATAGGGTGTTAACCACAGTGTATATAGTTGTATGCACACGGAGATTGGATAGATTTGTGATCACAAAAGATGACATATTTACACTTTATTTGAATATAATATATTTTATGGGTTGACATGGTTTCGTAAATGTGTAAAACTATATATAACACAACACAACACTTAAAGTGCTACATTAAAACTATATAATAGTTATAAATATATTACACTTATATGTAACACTTTAAATGTCTTTCAAAAAAGATTAGAATACACTGTAAATGTAACACTTTAAGTGTTATATTTGTATTAATATAAATTAGGTATTGACATTGAAGAGAAAATCAGTAAAACTATACACAGACAAAGTATTAGAAACATTCTATGACATGCTATTACGTGGTAATGTAGATAATTTACATATACCGCATAGCGATGTCTTCTACGTAAGGGCAGCATGTGAGGCTCACTTCGGTGAGAAATTTACTTTAGAACGTATAGAGAACGCAATGATAGCCGAAGGCTGGAAAGAGAAGTCATACAGTGACCCGAACTACCAAAACAAAACCAAAAGCTAAATCAAAGGTAAATGAAGCAGGTAACTATACAAAACCTGCTATGCGTAAAAGATTATTCAGTAGAATTAAAGCAGGCACTAAGGGTGGTAAAGCAGGTCAGTGGTCTGCACGTAAGGCTCAGATGTTAGCTAAAGCATATAAAGCTGCAGGTGGCGGTTACAAAAGCTAGATGCCATATTTACAGAGTAACATCCCATACTTCAAAGCATGGGTACGCAGAGAATATACGTGCAATTTTGAACGATACCACGGTGAGTTCCTACATTGCATGGTAATAGCTGTGACGACTATGCCAAATAGATCACTCAGCTTCCAAGTTATCTTTACTGGTTGCGAATCCGATGACACAGACGAACCTAACGTACACGGTGGAGCGATGTGGGCGAGAATGCCTATTACTGCACTCGTAGGTGATACACCTGTAGAGGAGTGGGCAGAGGAGTTGCCAGCATACGCAGCACAGCCTTGGGATTGTATGTCACATGATCACTCAGTCTACGTGCTGAACAGGGCTACACCAGCCCCTTGGATGGCGAAAGTAGATGGTGAGTTCTATCCAGCTAAATATTACTTCACTGTAGACTATACAGGATCAGAGATAGCAGATGACCCAGCACAGCATAAACAGAGCCACGTATTAGAGCTAGTAGATGCAGGTAGCTACACAGGAAACATTGTAGCATTACCGAATAACAGAGTAAGAGTTACCCATCCTGCTTGGTTTGAGACAGGAGAAGGTGCGCCAGACTTCAAACCTAGTCAGAGAGTGTTTCACTCTAAAGAAGATTTAGATTACGTCTGGGATACAGGTAGAGTATTTAATAATATGTACAACGAGGAATAACTATATGAAGAAACCTCAGAAGTCTTTAGCTAACTGGACTCGACAAAACTGGAGAACGAAATCAGGTAAGCCTTCCTCTAAAACAGGGGAAAGATATTTGCCTGAGAGTGCTATTAAGTCTCTATCAAGTTCAGAGTATGCAGCGACTACTCGTAAGAAACGAGAAGATACAGCTAAAGGTAAACAGTTTAGTAGACAACCTAAAAATATAGGCAAGAAAACTAGCAAGTTCAGGAGATCATAGATGAGTATAGACTATAGAGGTGAAAAGTTTGCAGGATATAACAAACCTAAACGTACACCTGATCACCCTAAGAAGTCACACGCTGTACTTGCCAAAGAAGGCTCAAAGATTAAACTCATAAGGTTTGGAGAGAAGGGTGCAAGCACCGCAGGTAAACCTAAAGCTGGTGAGTCAGCAAGAATGAAAGCAAAACGTAAGAGTTTTAAAGCAAGACATGGAAAAAATATAGCTAAGGGTAAGATGAGTGCTGCTTACTGGGCTAATAAAGTTAAATGGTAATAGGAGAAACCAAATGAGTTTTATAGGAGCAGTAGCAAGAGCAGCAGCTAAAGCAGGTAAAAAGAAAAAGAAAGTTAAAAAATCTACAAAGGTAAAACCAGATCTATTAACAAGTACTAAAGCTAAATCTATGGTAGGATCAGCAAGAGTAAAACCTAAAGGAATATCACCACAACGTAAAGGTTCTATTGCTAAAAAAGCAAGTGTATCTAGGTCAGATATTGAGCAAGCAAAAACTAAAAGAGCATTAGATGCTTACGAAAATAAAGTTAATGCTATGAAACCTGGCAATATAAAAAATATGTTGAAAAAAGTTGTACAAGATAAACGCAAAGGTTTTGAAAAAATGCAAGCTAGTGAAAAAGATAAAGCTAGTCGCACTGCTTCTAACGCTGCTCGCTCTAAAAAAATGAGAGGTAAAGTAAGTTTAACACCAGACTTTAAACCAAAAAGAAAATAATGTTTCTTGCTGTAATACTATACTGTTCAGTTATTACTGATCCTACATCCTGTGATGTTATGATACGTAAGAACCATTTGTTTGAAACAGAAGCAAAGTGTGAAGAACAAATAAGGCTAGTAGCACAGGGTTTACTGACTACAGGCCACTACGTAAAAGCTAAGTGCTTTAAGTTTAATCCTTATGGAGAAGAAGCATAATGTTAGGACATAATGGTGGGCCAGTATTATCTGATATATGGCAACCTTCTGACAATAAAGATTTAGTATATAAAAAATTTTTATGGGATAAAGCTGTAAAAAAGTTTTGGAAAAACCCAGACTTAATGGTAGTTAAACTTAGAGTAAAAAGAGCTAAAGAGTTAGGCATAAGTTATAATGAACACGTATTAAGAATGAAAGGTAAACATGTCACCTAAAAAACTACAGGCAGATAGCAAGTATGCAATGGCAGATGCAGATGGTGATGGCATCATAACAGATGATGAGATGGATCGCCATGAACGCTGGATACGCCTAGAGAACGAAGACAAGATGATGGATACGCAACGCACTATGGCTTGGTTAGCTATGGGTACAACCATTGTAACTGTAATACTATTACTTACGCCTATCATTAATGTAGCTCGTATGGAGTCTGCATCAGGGTTTCTTAATACCTTTCTTGTAGCACAGATGGGTGTCGTATTAGGGTTTATGGGTGCTACAGCTTTAACTAAAACTAAATCAAAAGAATAAATTTGCATAACAGGGTTGCATTATTATCTCTTTTATGTTATAACTAGATATGGTATAACTTACTAGTCAGTCAATAGTACTGACGTATGTACATAAAGGAGTTATACTATGTTGAAAAAACTACTAGAAAAATACCATGTATACATGGAAAATAGAGCTGCATACTACACTTTAATGAGTATGACAGAAAGACAACTACAAGATCTAGGAATATCTCGTGGTGAAATTAGAAGACTAACAGGATTCGGAGGATGATAATATGAGAAAGTTATTTCTTGCAGGTGCTATTGTTACACTAACAGCAATGTCAGCACAGGCTGAAGGCGTTATAAAGAGTGGCATTATGTCAATGTTTAAGCCTGATGCTACTGTAGAGTACGGCATTAAAACTAAAAAATGGTCAGGTGATGTAGGCGTAACTGCAAACCTTTCAAGACTATCAATTAGACCAGCGTTAGACTGGGGATATGCAAGCGGAGATTCTTTTAGTGTTTCTGGTGCATCAGTAAAGAGTACAATGGCTTTAAGTAACAGCCTGTCTGCTTACTCTGAACTATCTTTAGACAAAGACTTTAAATATAGTGACCTGTCAATCGGTGTCGCTATTACATTTAAATAGGGAGAATAAATATGGATTGGATTACTGGAAGACTTAAAGAGCCTACAACTTATCTAGCACTTGCTCTAGCAGGTGTAGGACTAGGTTTTATGTTTAGCTTGCCTATACTAACATGGGCAGGTATTATAGGCGGTATCTTTGGTATTGTATTAAAAGAAAAAGGTGGGGCAGAATGATGCCCTATCTAAATCGTATTCTACGTGCAATACTTGCTATGCCTTGTAACTGCTGTGACAAATGTCAGTGTGGTAAATAATGTTTGGGTTAGGTAATGTACTTGGCCCTATAGCTGGACTTGCTGGTTCATGGATTGAAGGCAAGACTGCTGTACAAAAGGCTAAAGCGACTAAAGATTTAAAGATTGCTACAGGTGAAATAGACTGGGATCTGGAAGCTATGAAAGCTACACAGAACTCGTGGAAAGATGAATGGTTGACACTGCTGTTAAGTGGCCCATTTATTTTATCATTCTGTGGGGATTGGGGCAGAGAGATTGCAGCAGCAGGGTTTGCTGCGCTAGGAGAAGCACCGCAATGGTATAGTTATAGTTTAGGAGTAGTAATAGCTGCTTCATTTGGAATAAGATCAGCAACTAAATTTTTTGGAGGAAAGAAGTAATGGCAGACCCAGCATGGCTAAAAGGCTTAAAGAAAGAAGCTAAAGAAAAAGGATTAGATTTTAAAGATCTACTAGTTAAATATATGCCTAAACCTAGAGGAGCAGATAAAAGAAAAACACCAGTCAGAAAAGCTGCTAAAGGTGGCATGATGAAGAAAAAAGGTTATGCTAAAGGTGGTATGACTAAAAAGAAAAAAGGTTACGCTAAAGGCGGTGTAATGAAGAAGAAAAAATGATGAGCAATTACAGTACGTGTTTAGAAATAATACTTGAACACGAAGGTGGTTTTGTAAATCATCCTAAAGATCCAGGTGGCATTACGAATTATGGTGTCACTAAAAAAGTCTATGATAAATGGGTAGGCAGAGAGACTACACCTAAAGAGATGCGTGACTTGACGCATGAAGATGTAGCTCCTATCTATAAAAAAAATTATTGGAATAGAGCAAAGTGTGATCAACTTCCTAGTGGGGTTGATCTTTGTGTATTTGACTGGGCTGTTAATTCAGGTGTATCACGATCTGCTAAAGCTTTGCAACGCATAGTCGGTGTAGAGCAGGATGGTGGTATAGGCCCGATGACTTTACAGGCTGTCGCTGAAGTAGACCCAGAAGATATAATAGAACAAATGCATTACACACGTCAAAATTTCTACGAGAAACTATCTACCTTTGATACCTTCGGTAAAGGGTGGACTAGACGTAACGATGAAACAAAAGAAAAAGCATTGGAAATGTTACATGGCTAGACAACTAACAGAACGACAACAAAAGTTTTTATCTGTGTTATTTGATGACGCAGGTGGTGATGTAGTAGCAGCAAAAAAGATAGCTGGATACTCTGATGCAACTAGTACTACTGAAGTTGTCAATTCTATGAAAGAAGAAATATTAGAAAGTACACAGAGTTTTATGGCTCGTAATGCTCCTAAAGCTGCAATGGCTATGGTAGGTGGACTATATGATCCTACTGAACTAGGCATACGAGATAAGATGGCAGCAGCTAAAGAGTTACTAGATCGTACTGGACTTGTTAAAACTGAAAAAGTACAAGTAGAAGCTAAAGGTGGAGTTATGCTAATGCCACCTAAAAATACGGTAGACGATGACTAAATCACTAGGTAGGTGGAAGTTACCTCAACCGACAGATATAAAAGAAGACAATGAATGGGTATCAATACCTAAAATTTCTCGCACCATACCTTTTGGCTACGAAGTAGACTCAAAAGATAATGGCATATTAAACCCTATACCTGACCAACTAGATAAATTAGAAATAGCAAAACGATATTTAAAACAGTATTCATACAGAGAAGTATCTCAATGGTTAACTCGTAATACTGGTAGATATATATCTCACGTAGGTTTAATGAAAAGATTAGAGAATGAAAAAAGAAGAAACAACAAAGCTGCAAGCTTACGCAGATGGGCAGACTATGCGAAAGAGGCAATCGCCAAAGCGGAAAAAATTGAAAGCCAAAGAGTCGGTTCAAAAGAAGACAGCAGCAAAGAAGAAGCAAGAGCAATCTAAAGTAGTAGAAATAGATAAACTAGATCCTATTGAAACTCTTGAAGAACAACATAATGTTATATTTAAACCTAATGCTGGGCCGCAGACTGCGTTTCTTGCAGCAGGCGAAAGAGAAGTTCTTTACGGTGGTTCTGCTGGTGGTGGTAAAAGTTACGCTATGCTTGCCGATCCGTTACGATACATGGGGCATCCTGCATTTTCTGGGTTGTTGTTACGACACACTACGGAAGAGCTTAGAGAACTTATATTTAAGTCTCAAGAGATGTATCCAAAAATCTGGCCTGGAATAAAATGGTCAGAAAGAAAGATGCAGTGGGTCGCACCATCTGGCGCAAGATTGTGGATGTCATATCTTGATAGAGAAGATGATGCTTTGCGTTATCAGGGTCTAGCGTTTAGCTGGATAGGTTTTGACGAATTGACTCAATGGCCCACACCATTTGCATGGAATTACATGCGTTCTCGTCTACGATCCACTGCAACCGATTTACCAGTATATATGAGGGCTACTACCAACCCAGGAGGTAGAGGACATCACTGGGTAAAGAAAATGTTTATAGATCCTGCTTCAGTAAATACAGCATTTAATGCTACAGACATTGAAACAGGAGAAGAGTTAAAGTATCCAGCAGGTCACGAAAAAGCAGGTAAGGCTTTATTTAAAAGAAAGTTTATACCTGCAAGACTAAAAGACAACCCCTACTTAGCTGAACAAGGTGACTACGAAGCAATGCTTCTATCTTTGCCTGAACAACAACGTAGACAGTTACTAGACGGTGATTGGGATATTAAAGAAGGTGCAGCATTTACAGAGTTTGATAGGAATGTACATGTCGTTGAACCCTTTGATATACCTAACAACTGGGTTAGATTTAGAGCATGTGACTACGGATACGGAAGTAAATCAGGCGTTGTATGGTTCGCTGTATCCCCAAATGAACAGCTTATTGTATATAGAGAGTTATATGTAAGTAAAGTATTAGCTACAGATTTAGCTGACATGATACTAGAACTAGAAGCTGGTGATGGTGGAATGAGATACGGAGTACTTGACTCCTCACTATGGCACAAACGTGGTGACACAGGCCCATCTCTAGCTGAACAAATGGTACAACGAGGTTGCAGATGGCGGCCTTCAGATAGATCAAAAGGATCTCGTGTCGCAGGTAAAAACGAAATACACAGGCGTTTACAGATAGATGAATACACAGAAGAACCTAGACTTGTGTTTTTTAATAACTGCACTAATATGATAGCGCAACTACCTGCACTACCAATAGACAAGAAAAATCCAGAAGATATTGACACAACTTCAGAAGACCACTTGTACGATGCATTAAGGTATGGTATTATGTCAAGACCAAGGTTTAGTATATTTGATTATGATCCCAATAGCTCTAGAACAAATAGAATGGCTATAGCAGATACAACGTTTGGATATTAAAGGAAAATAAATGGAAGAAGAAAACGAAGTATTTATTGAAGACGAAGCAATAGCTTTAGAAGATTCTGAAGACTCTATTATAGAAGATGCAGATGTATCTAGTATTATTCCTTTTGTTATGGATAGGTACACTAGAGCAGATGATTATCGTCAACAAGATGAAACACGATGGTTAAAATCGTATAGAAATTATAGAGGTATATATGGTTCAGATGTTCAATTTACAGAAGCTGAAAAATCTCGTGTTTTTATAAAAGTAACTAAAACTAAAACTTTAGCAGCATATGGACAAATAGTAGACGTATTATTTGCTAATAATAAATTTCCTTTATCTGTTGATCCTACAGAGTTACCTGATGGTGTAGTAGATAGTGTACACTTTGATCCTAAACTACCTGAACAACTTAGTGATAGAAATGTTAATCCCTATGGATTTGCAGGAGATGGTAAAAAATTACCAGCAGGAGCTACCGAACAAACATTAGTAGATTTACTAGGGCCATTATCAGATGATCTTGAAGGTATAGACAGTTTAAAAAATGGAGCAGGTAAAACTCCATCAGCTATAACTTTTAGTCCTGCAATGATTGCAGCTAAAAAAATGCAAAAGAAAATACAAGACCAGTTAGAAGAGTCTAGTGCATCTAAACATTTACGTAGTACAGCATTTGAAATGGCTTTGTTTGGTACAGGTGTAATGAAAGGGCCATTTGCTGTAGATAAAGAGTACCCTAGTTGGAATGACAACGGAGAATATGAACCTACAATAAAAACAGTTCCTCAAGTATCTCATGTATCTGTATGGAACTTTTATCCTGACCCTGATGCAAACAATATGGAAGAAGCACAGTATGTAATTGAACGTCACAAAATGTCACGTAGTCAATTACGTGCATTAAAAAAACGACCCTACTTTAGATCTGCTGTAATAGATGAAGCTATACAGATAGGTGAAAATTATGATAGAGAACATTGGGAAGATGATTTATCTGATTATGCACCAGAGCATGGTACAGAAAGATTTGAAGTACTAGAATATTGGGGTATGTGTGATATAGAAATGTTACAAGAACAGGGTGTAGATATACCTGAAGAGCTAGAAGAAGCAGACGAACTACAGGCTAACATCTGGATATGTAACGGTAAACTAATTAGAATGGTTATTAATCCATTTAAACCTGCACGTATACCTTACATGGCTGCTCCATATGAACTTAACCCATACAGTTTTTTTGGTGTGGGTATAGCTGAAAACATGGATGATACTCAGACATTAATGAACGGCTTTATGAGAATGGCTGTTGACAATGCTGTATTGTCTGGTAATCTTCTTATAGAAGTAGATGAAACAAATCTAGTACCAGGCCAAGATCTATCGGTATACCCAGGAAAAGTATTTAGAAGACAGGGTGGCGCACCTGGTCAGGCTATTTTTGGTACAAAGTTTCCTAATGTTGCAGGAGAAAACCTACAGTTATTTGATAAAGCTAGACAATTATCTGATGAAAGCACTGGGCTACCTAGTTTTTCACATGGTCAGACTGGCGTATCAGGAGTAGGTAGAACAGCTTCAGGTATAAGTATGTTAATGAATGCTGCTAGTGGTGGCATTAAGAATGTTATTAAAAATGTAGATGATTATTTATTGCGCCCTTTAGGAGAGGGTTTATTTCGTTTTAATATGCAGTTTGACTATGATTCTGATATTAAAGGAGACTTGGAAGTTAAAGCAAGAGGAACAGAAAGTCTTATGGCTAATGAAGTACGTAGCCAAAGATTAATGCAATTTATGCAAGTTGCATCTAGTCCTACACTAGCACCTTTTGCTAAGTTTGATTACATAATCCGTGAGATTGCAAAATCTATGGATCTAGACCCTGACAAAGTAACCAACAATATGAATGAAGCAGCTATACAAGCAGAGCTTATGAAAGCGTTTCAACAACCTGCACCAGAAGAACAAACACCTGCGCCAGCAGGAGCTAATCCAGCAGATCCAACAGGAGCAGGTGGTGGTAACATAGGTACAGGTACAGCACCTAGACCTCAAGAACAAGGATTTAGTGGTAATGAACAAGGAAATACTCAGCAAACTCAAGGGGCTGGTCAGCCGCCCGAAGGAATGGGCCAACTTCAATAACTACTTAGAAGAGCTAGTTAACCAGCAGTATCGTACTATGGAACAAGCAGATAATATGGTTGCAGTTCATAGAGCGCAAGGATCTATATACACTTTGCGTAGACTGCAAAAACTTAGAGATGAAGTGTTAAAATAATGGCAGATCTTAAAGATATAATTAACTACATAGAAAAAAAAGAAGAATCTGAAAAATCTTCTAAGCCTTTTGAAGAATGGATTAGTACGAAAGAAGGTAAAACTGTTGTAGATAGTTTACCTATGCAAGAACGTAGTTTTCTTAAAGATATTGTTAATAGGTATCAAGGTAGTAATTTATCTAAAGTATTAAAAGCAGTAAAAAAACTTAGTGATAAAGAAATAAAAATAAGTGTGTCAAGAGAATTTAACAAAGGTGGAACTCCAATGATGAAAAGACAAATGGAATTATTTGAAGATGGTGGTCTTAAAGAAGAAGGTGGCATGATAGAACCTGAGTCAGGTAATGTTGTTCCATCAGGTAGTTCTCGTGAAGAAGTTGCTGATGATATACCTGCAATGTTAAGTGAAGGAGAGTTTGTATTTCCTGCTGATGTTACTCGTTATATAGGTTTAGATAAATTAATGTCATTAAGACAAGATGCTAAAATGGGTTTAGCTCAAATGGAATCTATGGGTCAAATGGGTGAAGAACGTGATGCATCTAAAGATGAAGAGTTACCTTTTGGTATGGCAGATTTAATTGTTGTATCAGAAAGTGGTGAACCATTAGAAATGGCAGAAGGTGGAGTTGCAGGTACTAGACAATTATCTACTTCTGCAGTGCCAACTAGAGTTAATAGACGTACTACATTTAAGGAAATTATGGGTCAAAATAGAATAATATTTAAAGAATATAGAAACGCTGCAGGTGAAAGTATGACTATTGCTTTTTTAGGAAATGTACCTTTATATCCTATACCTGATGGTTATACTTATTATGATCCTAATAATCCTGATAGTCATCCTAGCACTGGAATAGGTGGTACAGCACCTCCTACACAACCTAACATTTTAGTAAAAGAAACACCTGAATATGGTGGAGAACTGGATAGTTTAGGTAGACCTGTAGGTTCAGTGCATACACCTCCAAATTATTCAGTTATGAATAATGCAGAATTTACTTCTGCAATGACTACAAAACATACAAAAGGGCTTAACACTGATAAAATTGCTTTAAGTCTTATATCTATTGTAGCTCCTCCTGTAGGCACTATTGCTACTATTGCTCACTATAAAGATGTTCAACTAGACATTGCAAGAATGGAAGCCAGAAAGTCTCAAGGAAGTTTAACTACAGAACAAACAAAAGCATTAGATGCAGCAATAGCTACTGCTAAAGGTAAAATAGGAGGTGCATTTGCAAAAAGTGTATTAAATATAACAGACTCTATAGCAAAAGCATTAGGTTTAAACCCACAGCAAATAGAACAATATAAAAATAATGCTACGCAAGCTACAAATGCAGCAGTAAATACTGAAACAAATAATAATGAAAATGTTAATACTTTTGTTAGTAATGCTACAAAACAACTTACATTTAAAGATCAGGCAAAAATTGCACCTAGCTTTACAAAAACAACAGATAAAGTTGTTTCAGGAACTCCTAGTGTAGATAAACCTGGAGAAATAAATCCATATGGAGCGGCACTAACTCTTACACCACAACAATTAGCTAATCAACAAATGATTAGTAAACAAGTATTTACACCACAACAAATAGCTAATCAACAAATGACTAGTGGACAGTCATTTACACCAGCATCGCCTAGTAATAATATAGTAGATAGTACAAAACCTAGCAATGTTGCAGATTCTATTATTCAAAAATCTATGCCTACTGCAGAGTTTAATCCTGTCACAGGACAACTAGAAAGTAAACTACCTTTTACTCCTGTTGCTCCTCCTACATTTGATCAACTTGTTTCAAACAAAGCTGCTGTAGGTAGACCTATAGATCGTATAGATCCTATGTTAGGTATGCCTATGGATGCTTCAATGATAGACACTTCAAATATAAAAAATATAAATCCTACATTAGGTATGCCTATGGAACCTTCTATGAAACCTTCTGGTGGTATAGGATTTATTCCTGATAATACTACACCTAATTTATCTCCTAGTATTGAGGTTAAAACTGATGACTATGGAAATGCTTTTTCTCCACAAGCTCAACTAGATATGTTTAATTTAGGATATGGACAACAAACTGGAATGCCAGGCATGACAGGTTTTGGTGGTGGTTATCAACCTGCATCACAACCTTCAACAGCACCTGCAGCAGGAGTAGGTTACGATATTGGAATAACATCACCTGCTTCTACATCACCTGTTGCTGCAGGACAAGGTTTTGATATTGGAGTAGAAGCTCCACAAACAGCCCTTGGAATTGACACACCAGCAATGGTAAGTTATGGGTCTGGAGAAATAGCAGCACCTTTTGGTTACTATCAACAACAAGTAAAAGATATACCTGGTGCTGCAGATTTTGATACTAGTAGTAATATACCTGCTGAACTTCAAGAACCTGTTGGAGATCCTGTTGCAGCTTCAGTTGTACCTACACCAGCACCTGCACAAACAATAGGAGACTTAGAAAGTCAGTATTCTACTTCTCCATCAAATGTACCTACAGCACAACAGTTATCTAATCAACAAATGATTACAAATCAAATGATGGGATTGACTCCAACACCTTCAGCAGATAAGTATAGTTATGCTAAAGATTTAGATAAAGATTTTAATGTAATATCTACACCAGTAAAAACTCCTGTATTAGAAACTCCTGTAGTAAAAAAATACGACACTTCAAGTTTAGTTTCGGGTGCTTACACAGGATCAGGTATGAATGATGTAATATCTGAAGGTGGTAATATAGCTGGAGTAACTGGCCCTGAAGGTGTAGTACCAGATGTTAATAATCCAGGATATGTTAGTAAAGTGGAGAAAACTTTATCTAATGGTAATGTTACAAAGCATACAGTATTTAGTAATAGCCTTGGTCAACTTTACGCTAAAAATCCTTTTGGTTCTACTTTTACTGTTACAAAAAATAAAAACGGCACATTTACGGCTGGAGAAAAAACTCCAAAAGATTTTTTAACAGATGCACAACCTAAAAATATTCTTACTAGTTTATTTAGTAGTACTACTAATGTTCCTGATGTTCCTGATGTTCCTGATGGGCCTGACTCAAACGAATCTGATAACCAAGCAGGAGGAGGTTTTGCATACTCAGGCGGTGGAACTGAAGCAAATACAGGTACAGGCACAGGAGATTTAGGAAGTATAAGTGTAGGTGAAAAAGGAAGAGGTGGCGGTGAAGATGGTGGCGGTGCTGATGGGCCAGATGGCCCTAAAATTGTATGTACAGAAATGTACAGACAAACTAATTTAGATGACTGGGCAAAAGCAATGAAAATGTGGGATGTATATCAAAGAAAGTATTTGACACCTGTACATGAAGTAGGTTATCATTGGTTATTTAAACCTTATGTAAGAGGAATGAAAAAAAGTACTATACTTACTAGTTTAGGTTCTTTATTAGCAGAAAAAAGAACACAACATATTAAACATATATTAACTAAAGGTAAAGCTAAAGATAATTTAATAGGTAAAATATGGTGTAGTATAATACATCCAATAGTATACACTGCTGGTAAAGTAAAACTATATACAGAAAAAAGGTATTAAGATGGAAATAGATTTTAATGAATTGCGTAGAAATTACGATGCTTTGTCTGATAAGGAAAAAGATTTAATACGTTCAGCTATGAATGGCCCACTTAGAGTGGTAATGTTTAAAGTTTTTGGTGAAGAATTTAATGACGCTTTAGGTTCTTTTATGCAGCCTAGTAAATCACGAAGAAGTGCAGGATTAGCTTCAAGAGTTTAATAATCCTATTTGACTAGCTACTCATCCCCCTACCAACATAGGCTACGGTGGCCCTAGTAAAGGAGACAGTAATGTCTGACACAGTAATGGCAGAAAAAGTAAAGCCAGAAGAAAAAGTTGCATTTGCAAATCGTAAATACTCTAATGAAGATAGAATTAAAAAAGAAGAAGAAGAACTGGCAGCGTTAGTTGCAGAACAAAAAGGTGAAGTAGAACCTGAAGAGGTTAAAAAAGAAGAAGAACCTACTAATGCTGAAGAAAAAAGTTTTAAGAAAAGATATGGTGACTTACGTAGGCATTCACAGAAACAACTACAAGAACATGTAGAAAAAATAAATGCATTACAAAGCCAGCTAGAGCAGTCTACTAAACAAGAAATTAAACTACCTAAGTCTGATGAAGATATTGATGCTTGGGCAAGTCAGTATCCTGATGTTGCAGCAATAGTAGAAACTATAGCAATTAAAAAAGCTAAAGAACAAGCGGCTGGTTTAGAAGCTCGTGTAAAAGAAATAGATCAAATGCGAGAAGCAGCAAATAGAGATAAAGCAGAAGTTGAGTTAATGACTGCACATCCAGACTTTGTTGATATAAGAGAAAGTGATGAGTTTCATGAATGGGCTGAAGAACAACCTAAGTGGATTCAAGATGCTTTATATGAAAATGATAATGATGCTAAAGCAGCATCAAGAGCTATAGACTTATATAAAGTAGACAAAGGAATAAAAGCTAAAAAGTCCTCTTCAAGTAAAGATGCAGCAAAAGCAGTATCTAAAACAAATACTAGAAGTGAACCATCTGGCGAAGAAACTGGAACGATAAAAGAATCAGTTGTGCAAAAGATGTCTGCACAGCAATACGAGAAAAACGCAGATAAAATTATGGAAGCTATACGATCAGGTAAGTTTGTATATGATATATCTGGCAATGCTCGTTAAAAAGGTATTGACATATTTATACAATTATGTATAACTATATGTACAATGTAGTTGCGTAGCCTCTGTAAAGATTACCTACGCAACTTAATAATAGCAAACAGCAATAATAATATAGACTACCTAAAGTCTTTTGGCCCATTGATGTAGAAGTCGGCCAACTTTTACTAAAATGCACCCTATAAGATTTAGCCACTACATAAATACTTGTTTCGTTTGCATCTGTAGAAAATCCAAAGGAGAATTAAAATGGCATTTTCAACTGCGGCTGGGTATGGTAACTTACCTAACGGTAACTTCTCACCAGTCATATACAGCAAACAGGTGCAACTTGCGTTCCGCAAAGCATCAGTTGTAGGAGCTGTAACAAACTCCGACTATTTCGGAGAAATTGCTAACATGGGGGATTCTGTAAAAATTATCAAAGAACCAGAAATCACCGTGAAAGAGTATGCACGTGGTACTACTATTCAACCACAAGATCTTGATGACGAAGATTTCTCATTGACCATTGACAAAGCAAATTACTTTGCATTTAAAGTTGATGACATTGAGGAAGCACATTCACACGTCAACTTTCAAGACCTTGCAAGTGATCGTGCTGCTTACCGTTTGGCTGACCAATTTGACCAAGACGTTCTTGGTTACTTGTCAGGTTACAAACAATCAGCATTGCATGGCGCAGCAAATGCA